TACCGGCAACCCTGCTGGTTATCAAGTAGCTGGCAACCAGAACCTCATCAACGGTGCTGCTCACCGCTGGGTTGGTTCGTCCACCGTGTCGACAAAGCGCACCCTCGGCGTGGAAGACTTCGCCAAGGCCGTTTATAGTCTTAAGAAGGCTAACGTGCCACAAAGCAACCTCATTGCCATCGTGGACCCGTCGGTCGAGTACATTCTGAATACTCTGACCAACATCACCAACGTGTCGAGCAACCCACAATGGCAAGGCATCATTGAAACCGGCCTAGGTCGTGACATGCGGTTTATCCGCAACATCTACGGCTTCGACGTGTACACCAGCAACCGTCTCCCCCTCTCGGGTGCAAACCAAACTGGTGCCGTTGAGACCATTGGTGGCGTTGCGTCAACTGGCAGCTCGGTAGCCAACCTATTCTTCTCGGCTAACTCGGACATCCTTCCCTGGATCGGCGCATGGCGTCAGATGCCGAAGGTGGACGGCGAGTGGAACAAGGACTTCCAGCGTGACGAATTCGTAACCACCGCTCGTTACGGTGTAAAGATTTATCGCCCTGAAAACCTGATTACTGTTCTGTCCGACCCCTCGGTCGTAACCTTCTAATAGGAGATTAAATTAGATGGCTAAACCTTGGACTAACGCAGACGGCCTTCAGGTCAAGTTCGCCAATTACTGGAATGACAAGTCAAACTTTGTCAACAAAGCTCGTGCTCGCAACACTGACGGTCTCGTCAAGCAGATCGTAATTGAGTACGACCTTTCCCGTATTGCGGCTGGCACGACTGCCTATCCGTCTGATCTGAACAACGATGGCACCGCCGATGGGTTCGACCTCGACTCGATTTATCTGCCCGCTAACGCTTCTGTTCTCCGTACCACCGTGTACGCGACTGAAGCTGCCGCTGGTGGTACTTCGATTACCGTAGGGACCTATCAAAAGGACGGTACTGCCATTGCTGCTACTGGCCTCGTGACCGCCACTGAAGGCGTCTTGGCCAATCTCAACGCCGCTGGTAAGCGTACCTATGGTGCTGGCGCTCTGAATTCCGCCAGTGCTGGTACTGCTGGTGTGGGTACTGCTGATGCGTTCATCGCAATTGCAGCCACCGGCACCTTTACTGCTGGTAAAGGCTACATCCTCGTCGAGTACATCGATGCAATCGGTGATGCAGCCTAAAGAATAACAACTTAAGTGTTGCGGGGAGGCTGGCCTAGAGTTGGCCTCCCTTTTCTTTTAGCTGAGGGGTGATGTTGGATTGGCAAGCAGCGCTGAACTACGCATGGGGCGCGGTAACAATTTTAGGTGGGTGGATTATGTTGTCCATCAGAGAGCGTCTAAATAATCACGACGCTCAATTCCAAAAACTACCAGAAATTTACGCTAGGCGCGACGACGTGAAAGAAATGAAACATGAGCTTCTAGACGTCTTGGACCGTATTGAGAAAAAAGTAGACCAAAAGAATGGCTAAGATTACACCACTGTCCGACGTTGTTAATCTACAGTCGGAATCAACTGCTGTACAGACGATCAACGAAAACAGTGACAAGATCGAGGCAGCTTTCCAGAATACTCTGTCAAGGGACGGTTCAACTCCCAACCGCATCCTAAACGTAGGCGCTCCACAAGCAGCCGGGGATGCAGTTAATCGTGACTACGTAGACCAGTCTCTCGGGGGCCTAACCCCTGAACTGATCACAGATATTGCGGGCCTACCGCAGATGGTTGAAGATGCCCAACAGGCCGCTGCGGACGCCGCACAGTCAGCCATCGAAGCCGCTGGTTACGTTGGGGCTGCTGAGTCTGCTCCACACTGGACCACGGCTCGGACGATTTCTGTTGGTGGAGACGTCAATGGCATCAGCCCCGCTTGGGACGGCTCGGCTGACCTGTCTTTCAATCTTACCATTGTTAACAACGCCATTACCGCCGCTAAACTGGCCTCTGGGGCTGTTATCTCGAACCTCGGGTACACCCCTCTGTCGACAAGCGGTGGGACCCTCATAGGCGATACAATCAATGGTTTTGTCCCCACGTCCAGCCTGAATGTAAACTCAGTCGGTTTCCGGGGCATTCCTGTCCGATATCAAAGTGTGGACTGGGCTTTTATCCTAGATGACTGTGGCAAGATGGTCCGACATGACTCAGCCACTGGCCACACTTACAGTATTTCAAACATTTCAACTACCCCGTACCCAGTTGGCTTCGCTGTCATGGTTCGGAACGTTGGCGCGGGCTCTGTCACTCTTAGCCGAGCCTCCGGTGTTGTTCTCCTAAAAGACGGCTCGGGCGTAGACGCCAACGTAACTGTGGCCCAGTGGGGCAAGGCAACCCTCATCCACGAAGGTTCAAACATCTGGACCGTGGGTGGTTCAGGGATTTCGTAATGTCGATTTTGATGGCTGCGAGCTCTTCTTCTGTCCCGACTGCTGTAAATCTAATCGTCACAGTCAGCCCGGCCCAAGCGACTGCCATCATAAATGGTGGTGGGATTGCTTACACCGACTACGTCACAGCTTCTTGTTCTAACGGAGTAGGCCCGTTCACGGCTGTTTGGTCTTTTGACAGCGGAGCAGACAATGACTTTACAATCTCAGCCCCGACCAATGTTACAACTCAGTTCTCGAACACCTTGACGATTAACCAGTCCAAGGGAGGCTACTACAAGGTAACAATGACTGACAGTCTAGGGAACACGGGAACCAAGGTCATTTCTGTTGTAGCTGTCGATATTACTTTCGACGGAGGTATTCCTTTCTAATGGCTATTATGACCCTCTTGGAAATTGTCCAAGACATCCTGTCCGACATGGAAGACGACGAGGTCAACAGCATTTCGGATACTTCGTCTTCGGAAAGCGTTGCCCGTATTGTACGGACTTGCTACTATGAATTAGTCGACGAACTAAGTCTTCCAGGTAACGACAGGCTCATGGAGCTTGAAGCCGTTTCAGACCCAAACAGGCCCAACTATCTGAAACTGCCCGATGACTACATCAAGTTGCACTGGTTCAAGTACAACGGCCAGGACGTAAAGTACCTGTCCCCCTGGGAGTTTCTACGTTTCATCGAGAAGCGGGACACTGGGGCCAACGTTGTTGACTTTGGTGGTGTTACCCTGAAGATCGACGACACGTCTCAACCCACGTACTGGACGAGCTTTGACGACAAGTACCTAGTGCTAGACTCGTTTAACAAGAACGAAGAAAGCACTCTTCAGGCATCAAAAACTCAAGCTCTCATCCAGTTGGAATTTGATTTCCGCCTAGCTGACGACACTGTTCCAGACCTACCAAGCCGCCTGTTCCCAACACTACTGTCCAAGTCTAAGGCCCGTGCATTCGTGGCCTTTAAACAGGTCAGCAATGTTAAAGAGGATCAGGCTGAACGTCGAGGTCTTGTTCGTCACCAGAACGACCGTGTCCGAACCAACGGCCCACAACCAATGGATAGGCTACCAAACTATGCCAAGCAAGGAAGAACGTCTCGCAGGCGTACACCCCAACGCGCTTAAACGAGTCTCCAAGGACGCAGTCTACGTATCCGCTAAGAGACATGAGTATCGGATCGGCCAAGACGACCGAGGGTACTTCTACGTTTACGGTTGGAAAGGTGGGGTTGTTCCCAAGGCTCTGCGAGGGACTTTCACAAGCTTCAAAGAGTGTGAGCGACACCTAATCCAGTGGCTCATTAAAACAGACAAATTCGGAAACAGAGCAGTATACCCAGACTATGGCTAGAGCAAAAACCGTAAAACTGTACCGGACTTTCGTCAAAGGTCTAATCACTGAGGCGGGTCCTCTGACTTACCCCCAAGACGCGACTATCGACGAAGACAACACTGTCCTGTACAGGGCTGGCAATCGCTCTCGACGTCTTGGTTTTAAAGCTGAGAATGGCACCCCTGTTGACTCCTTTCTCGAAAGTCAGTTCAACTTAACTGCCGTCTCAGAATTCCGCTGGGACTCGGTGAACAACGACGCGAACACTACGTTCCTCGTTCAGCAAGTCGGCTACCTTCTTCTGTTCCACGACATTACAGTCGAGCCTGTGACCGCAGGGCGGAAGCCAACGGTAATTGACTTAACTCCGTACGCAGTTCCATACTACCCCAATCCACATGAGACTGTCCTGTCCTTTGCCTCTGGACGCGGTTATCTTTTTGTTGTTGGGGCAGGCTTCGAGCCACTCCTCCTACAGTACGTTCCTTCGGTCAACCAAATTATTGTCTCGCCAATTTATATTCAAATCCGAGACTTCAAGGGCACCCCAGACGGCTTGGCTAATGACCAAGAGCCCAGCACCCTAAGCGCTGAGCATCACTACAATCTTAGGAACCAGGGTTGGGTCGACTCAGCCAACGACGGAACTGGTTCTTCTGTTACGTACTTTGATCCGTACGGTGGGACTGGAACGTACAACGCTCCACCGTCTACACCAATTACTGCGTTCCACACAGCGATAGGACGCTATCCGGGGAACAACAAGCAATGGTGGGCGGCCAAAAACGGGACCTCTGGGGACTTTGATCCTGACCTACTACAGAAACTGTACTTTGGTTCGACCCTAGCGCCTCGGGGGCATTACGTTGTTAACGCCTTCAAGATTGACCGTTCAGCGGTCTCAGGTGTGGCAGGTCTTCCCATTGAAACGTCAGTCACTCGTCCAGTTGCAGTTGCATTTGCGAATGGGCGGGCTTGGTACGGTCACGACAACACTCTGTATTTCTCCCAAGTCTTGGACGATAAGTCTAAGGCGGGTTTCTGTTACCAAGAAGCAGACCCGACAGCGGAGGACATCAGCGACCTAATTGCCACGGACGGTGGGGTTATTCCAATCCCAGAAATGTCCAAACTGGTTCGTCTTGTTCCAGTTGGTAACGGTGTCGTTGCTTTTGCCA